CTAGACTCCAGCAGTCTGTTATACCCCATACCCATTGACGGCCTAATAAAGGTGGTTTATACCCACAGGGTTCTAGATAAGCCCATTGTTCTGTCTTTGGATTAACAATATACCAAGGTAAATTACTATCTTCACAACTAATCTTATCTGCCTGACTAGGATTAGGAGGTGTTATGGGGTGACTATGAACTACTCCAACTATTTCTCCTGTATTATCTGCTTTTACATAATCCTCTGGGTCGATAATAAAGCATTGATGCTCTGTCATTGAAAGATTGCGACAAGGATAGTATCTTTCCTTACCTTTTATATTTAATAACAAACCACAAGATTCTTTAGGATCTTCTCGTTGAGCATGAAGTAGTGCTTTATATTTCCAACTCATTAAACAAACGTACCAATAGAAGGAAATATAGAGCGAGTTGCTTGACGGCCTGGAATACGAACTCCAGCGAGATCCGTTGGTGCAGCAAGCTCAAATTCAACAACTTCTCTAGTTTCTGTCGCTTTACGATCTACTACATAAATTTCTTGGGGAAACTCTGCTGTGTTATCTGCCGTAGCATTTGTTCCATCTTCAAAGTTAACAGCATCAAGAAATTTAGCTAATGTTCTTATCCTTGTTACTGTAGCTCCTGTTAAATCATTACCAGTTGTTGTTTCATTTACAGTTAAAAGAATAGATGAAATTAATCCTGTAGCATTGCTAATTGTTATTTTTGGTCTTGGCAGTTGACCTTTTTGAAAAGCAAAACCTGTAGCCTGTATTGGAAATCTCAAATAAGAATTACCAGCCCATACTATTTGTCCATTTGCATTAAGATTGCTGCCAGCATGAAATCTATAAATTGTATTTGCACCATGCAATGCTGTTGATAACTGAAGAGTAAATAATTCAATAATCGCTGATGGATTAATAGATTGTAAATTACTAAATACTGCTGAATTTACTGACATTATGAAGTAGGTTCAAATACTTGCCTGAAAGTAGCTTGAATAGTAGCTCTGTTGTTATAAGGTATTGATTTATTCCAGCTTTCACAAACAAATCTCGAAGCTGAACTTTCTCCTGGCGGAGTAAAAGCAAAGCTATCACTATCATTTGCTCTGGCATCTAAAAATGTTTCTATTGTATCTGCATCTGTTTTTGAAACTTCAAAAGTAAGGTTAAAAACTTTTGGATTTTGATGCTGTGCAAGACCAAATAAAATTCTATGTTCATACCCATCAGCAAAACGAACTGTTCTAGTATTTGGTGCGGACCTTTTCTGTTGCCCGTATTTAGGTTTTATTGAGGGAAACGTAGCCATTATGCAAGTAATCCTCCTGGTCTTTTCTGTTGTATTAATTCAGATTGTACTGCAACTGAAATAAGTCGGCCAAGTTCTCTGCTATTATCTTCATCGCCTTGAACTGAAGAACCAGAAGCATCTACATTGACTACGATATTTGTTGAGCCACCAAGAGCATTGTTTGGTGTAATCATTCCAGAAACACCAGGAGTGAATAATTCTGGACCTCTTTCTCCTACTAAATAACGACCTCCACCTTTTACTGGCCCACCAGCAGCTTTCGTACCATCAACACCTAAATCTGATTTTTTTAAAGAAGGAAATATGTTTGACATAAAACCTAAAAATCCTTTCTGTAACTGCATAGCTGCTAACTGTGCTGCTGTATCTAAGAAATAATCAGCTATTTTGTTTAACATATTTCTAAAGGCATCTGTGACTGTCATAGTTCCTTTAATAATTCCTTTAAACGAATCAGCAAAAGATTCTTTTATTTGTCTAGAAGCCATGACTACTTGACTTTGAGCATCTACCATAGTCTTTATTTTTTTATTCATATTATCTATTTCATCTGCAATAGTTAATCTTGCATCTGAATAAGCAGTTGCTAATCCTTGTATTTTTTTCAATGATTCGACTAAAGACGCATCTAATTCTTCATATTTTGCTATAGCTTCATCTAACTGTTTTTGTATTATTTCTGGAACATCTTCAACTGTAAGTTTTTTATAACCTGTCATACCTTCAACAATACTAACGAAGGATTTTGCCATTGCTACGTTAAAACGTGTTCCAAATTTCAACCTTTTTGCCTCTTCTAAATTTTGTTTATGCTGTATTTTTAAAATCAATCTTTGCATTTCAATTTGAACTGCTAATGAACCTTCCTGTCTTGCCATATTTATTAATTTAAATTCATCTTCAACAGTTATATCTTTTGAGAGTTTTTGAATCGCTTTCATTGCTGTGGCTAAATTATCTACTTGAGCAATCGCATCAAGCTGACCTAATCTTTTATCCGTATCTGCTCCAAAGAAACTAATAAGTGCATCACTGCCACCTTTTCCGAATCTTTGCGTATTCTCTAACATTTTTACAGTTTCTTCATTTGTCAAACCTATTTCTTTTGCTAATTTCTTAACTTCTTGAGCACTAAAAGTAGCTCCATCTCCCATTGAAATAAACAAAGAATTAACTTTGGTAATGCTTCGATTTAACTTTTCTTGCTGATCTAAATATTGTCCAATCGCTGTACCAGCAATAGATAAAGCAAAACCAAATTGACCAAAGCCAGGAATAGCTGCTAATGCTCCACCTGCTGCACCACCAATAGCACCACCTGTTGCTGCCATTCCTGTTTGCCCAAAAAGAAACGGAAAAGCACCACCAATAGTCGCACTACCTATAACTCCTCCTGCTGTTCTCATTAGTTTTAAACGTGCCAAAGCAGCTTCTTTTTGTGCTTTAGTATTTTTCGCAGTAGCTTCTGTATTTTTATTTTTAGACATTGTTTCGCCTTTCAGAATCTTATCTTGCTTTGCCATTGCATTTTTTTGATTATTGATAGCATCTGTCATCTCGTCATAAATGACTGAACCTTTTTGAACTGAATCTCTAGTTTCTTCAAACGCCTCTAATGCTGCTTCTTGTTGATTTTGAGTTTTACCAATTATTTCTTGAAAACTATCTTGACTTTTTTTTGCTTTATTTATTTGTTGAGCATATTTTCTAATTTGACCTGTAGCTTCAGCTATCCTGTCTCCAACCTTTCCAGGCATTGCTTTTGCTAAATCAAAATCTCTTATCTTGTTTACACTTTCTTCTAACTGCTTTGCTTTTGCTGTCGCTCTGTCAACTTTTGACATTCCGACTACTCTAAAATTTATATTAACTCCGTAATCAGCCACAGAAACAGAAAAACTTTATCTCAGTTTACCTCTTTTTTGGAACTCTTGCCCGTGATTGATTTTGAGCCTTTTCCATTGCTTTTTTCTCTTCTTCATTTTTAAGTTCATAAAAAGCAATCCAACCTACTAATTCTTCTCTAGTTAATTTTGCTGATAGCTCTTTAACTGTCATTCCTAGTTCTTTTGCTAAAAAGAACAATACAAACCAATTATTCTCAGCTTTTTAAATCTGCCTTCGCTTCCTCCACTTTGTATTCAGATCCAGAAGTAAGCATTGCAAGTTGTATTTCTTGTAAGGTTGCAAAATTTACTTCTCTTCTTAATGAAGCCTTATGACCATCTTGAAATAATCTTTTGCCATCTTTATCTAAAGATTTAGTAATCATAAGATTTAAGGCAAAATCGTTTCCGCTAGTATCTTCGGGAGACATCGCTGTTATTACTTCTCTTTCTGCCATTGTTAATGGATTCCAGTAAATTTCTAAAAGTACGTTTTCTCCATCTTTTAATTCGTATTTATATTTTTGACTTACACCAAATTTGTTCTTGAGGAGTTCAATCGCTTCCATAAATTTATTAGATTGCTATTCTATTATACTAGGCGTTTGCTGTAAATTGGCAAGATATTACTCCAATGAAATGACTTCTATCCTCTATTTCCAATGGAGTTGGACCATTAATATCTAACACTCTAGGTTTACAACTGAAAGTATCTGTATATCCAGAAGCATTTACAGAAGTCAATCCATCAATAACTGCTTCACATATCTCAGATAAAACTGAAGTACCTTTTGACTTTGGAACGTAAACATTACATTGAATTAGTCCTGCATAATAATCAGAAGCAGCACCTTGATTTTGCAAGGTTGATTGAGTAAAATTCAAGCTCATTAAAATATACTTTTTAGTTTTTCCTGGAGTTGTAAAATGAACATTGTCATAAACCATCGAAACAGTAGGATCAACGTCTGATACCTTATCTGTTACTGCTTTTTCAAATGCTGCTCTAGTGTTTACTAATGTCATTTTTAAAACCCTGTGTAAGTTGTACCACTAAACTTCTCAGATACTTTACCTCCTATAAATAGCTTACCTTTTTCTGTCATATTTTCTTTAATTATTTTAGCTAAATCATCTACAACAAATTTTTGAATCTTTCCACTTTCTAAAACATATTGAGAATACACCGCTTTATTTCCAATCCAAACTGACTTTCTATAATTAAAAATTCTATTACCTTCTCCAACAGGAAACCTTATTTGAACAAATGGATTAGCAGGAGGTTCTTGCGGTGTATAAGGTGGTCCTGCTTTTCTTTTTTCAAAAAAATTAATACTGCGTTCTCTTTTTATTGCTGCCCAGGGTTGGAAGTTTTCTACTTTATGATTAGGTATTACAGGACTGTTTGATGCTTTCCAGCTAGAAGCAAAAAAACCTGTCCATATTGGCATTGGATCTGGAGTAGTGCTTTCCTTGTTAGATAATTCAAAGTGAGTAATTTTTATAACATTATTAAAACCTTCACTAATTTGCCTATCTAAATCTTTAGGTAAATCTTTTAATCTTCTTAAAGCCATTAAAAACGAACCAAAACAGAAAATAAATAGGCTTGGCCTCCTTTTTTAGTATCTACATTAACTATTTGTGCAACCCTACTCGAACCTCCAAAATTTAAAGTAATTTCATCATCTAAATCAACTTGATTATCTCCTATTAAATCAGGTGTTATATATATTTTTGCTTCTCTCATTTCTTGACCTGTTTCTTCTTCGGATCTAATAAAAGATATTGGTACTTTAATATCCGAATAAGTTGTATCTATAGTTATTTGTTCTCCTGTTTCTACGTTATAACTAGATATGCCTTTTTTTGTATAGGTAATAGTGTGATCTAAGGAATTTCCTAAAGTTGCTACAACACTTTTAGCAACACTTTTAAATAAACTATCTAGTTGTCCTGCCATTATCCTCTAACTACCCTCATTTGAAAACTTCCTGCTCCACCTAGCATATATGCTCCAAGATAACT